AGTACACGAAGCAGTGGTTGGACAAGGTCTTGACTGCAATCGGGTTGTGGAAGGGGTCGGGCCACCAGTTGTTCGCGCTGTTTGAGTTGGCGCTGAAGTTCAGCATCGACACCAGGGCTGGGTATCTTGGGCTGCCGGCTTGCGTCATGCACTTGGCCATTGCTGGCGGTGGTTTCAGCTCGCGAGTGGGTAGTCACGCCGCCTGGAACTTGATGGCCACGGCTGCATCGCTGGTGTTGGTTGGCGTGCCCGACTTCGCGACGGCTGCACCGGGTCGGTTGGTGGGCACGCTGTCGGCGCGGTTTAGGCCGGTGGTCGAGTGGGGCTTGGGTGGGGTATGCGCGTTGGAGATGGGCAACCACGTTTGGGGCCGGGGCCACGAGGGCGTCAAGGTCCCGGCGTTTGAGCTTAAGGACGGTGCGTATGTCAAGACGCCACTGCCGTCTCGCAACCCGCAGATCTGGAAGCCGAAACCGCTCATGGTGTGTGGGCCCATCATTTCCCCGTATTCGGTTGGTTTGCTGAACAGCAACGCGTGGAACATGCCCATGGAAGAGTGGTGCTTGCGTGGCCGTCATTGCCTCGCCACGCCGGAGCCGACTGAGGCTGGCTTGAGCGAATATGAGGAGATCAGCCGAGGCGTTGACAATGCTCTTTACAGTGGAGTTGATGTCCGCCCGGTTCCTCTTCAGGTTTGGCTCGCCGACTTCAAACCGTCTCGCCGGGTTGAGTTAGAGCAGGCTCACACTGAGTGGATGCGCGATCCGTATGTTGCGATCAACCACTCGGTCGATGGGCGCAAGTGGGAGGCCTCCATGCGCAACTTTTTCATCAAGGTTGAGCAGGGCGCTGAAGGCAAGGCGCCGCGTGGCATACAGGCCAAGCGCGCCGTTGCGTTGGCGCCGGGCGGTCCGTGGTTCAAGGCGCTACCGCGCGTCATGGCAAAGAGGGGCGATGGTACGCGTTCATTTGAGGGCACGCGCATCATATTTGGACTTAGCCGCACCAAGTCCGAGTCGATGCGCCTGGCCATGGAGGCCGCTCTCAAGGGCGACGATTGTGTGCTCATTTGTGGCGACGACTGTACGGTGTACTACAAGGGCCGGTGGTACTCGCTTGATGCCAAGCGCTGGGACGCCCATGTTCACCGCCGGATTTTGGAGGCGGAGAACCGCACTTGGCGCCGACTCGGCTGCCCGCGACTTGCGCTTCGGGCGCTGGACGAGG